AATTACACATTAAAAAACAAAATAATATGGAACAAACAAAAAGAAGTGCGGTAACCAATGTAACCGCCAACGGATCATTCGATGGCCAGTATGGCACATTGTACAAATTTGAAATCACCTTTGCCAATGGCGATTCGGGTGAGTATGCGAGTAAGTCCAAAGACCAAACCAAATTTAGTGTTGGGGTTGAAACGGATTACACCATCACGGACAGAACATTTAAGGACCGCATTTATTACAAGATTGCACCCGTAATGGCACAACCAGGGGCAACACAAGGATTCACACCAAAGGCCAAAGACCCCGAAACGGGCAAACACATCATGCGTATGAGCGTGTTAAAGGTTGCGGGTGACCTTGTTATCAACGGGGACATTAAACTGCATGAGATACTATCTTATGCCCAAATTTTTGAGAATTTCGTAAACAATGGTGTTGACACTTTGCAGAACGCGAAGCCAACTAATTACGATTCAAACGATTTACCTTTCTAAGATATGACAAACGATATTAGCAAATTGGCAAACATGATGATTGAAGTGGAGGGGGGCGAACGATGCCCCCTTGCATTCCACATCCACTTAAAAGAAATGGCGGAGGCCATCAAGGAACTACAAGACCAGGTGAAACCATTGGCATTAACCGAGGCGGTAAAATGGCATGGTCAAGTTTACTTAGGTTATGAGATAACAAAGAAAGCGGGTGGGGGTCGTTACAATTATGACCATATACCCGAGATAATTGAATTAAAGAACCAGGTTAAGGAGTTGGAGAAACAAGCCCAATATGCGTATAAAACAACCAACCAAGGTTTGTTAATTAGTGCGGATGGGGAATTAATAACACCCGCCCAGTACATTCAGAACGAGGACACGATCCAAATAAAACTAAGCAAATGAAATTCATCAAAGTAAACCCCGTTTTAGGTACTGAGGAAATAGATTCAAGGACATATGAAGGTTTTTGTAGAGATAGAGATTTTGAATTTGACGAAATGTTATATTGGCCTATTTATATTAATGTTTCAAGGATAAAATACTTTGAATTGGAACACTATGTAACGGAACCAAATACTTTAATTTATGTGGATTATCAAAACGAATATATCGAAGTTCACGAAACACCAGAGGAAATAATTGAATTAATTGAACAAGCAAAATGAGAGCATCACAACACACAACACGGTTGCGTTATCAAGCATTATTAACCACCGTTTACAAAGGTTCGCAAATGACGAACGAATTGATCCGCAAACACGGGGGGCAAAGTTGCACCCGTTTGGTATCGCAGGAATTGGGGTATTTGAATAAATATGGGTATTGGTTAAAGGATGCCCCGTTCAACGATTTATTGGTTGACGATTTATTGGAATCAATCAAGAATCGCAGACGAAGAACCAGGGAAGAAAAACCAACGGAAACCAACCCCGTTGACCTATTCACTAAGGTTGAAAATAACGAACTACGCGATTTTATTGACAAGTTAAAAGGCCAATACGAATTCAGCACGGAAACGATATTGGCATTGGACATAATTAAAAACCACTTCCGCAAATGAGAATGTTTATTTTATCCCTTGTCTGTATTGTATTGAGTGGGTTGGGTTACGGGTGGTTAATTGTGCATCACCCGTATGTGGCCCAGTGCATCGGCATGTCGATGGTGGGGTTGGGTGGTATCATTTGGATTGTTGTAATGGTTAACGCAATAAAAAGGGGGCAATGAAGCCCCCCATCCTATGATATGACAAATAACAAACGGATTGTGCAAATATAGGTTTTTTGATTTATATTTGTAGGGTATTACAGTTATGTCGCAGATAACTTGGAAAAATCTTTACAACCTCATTCTTTGTTTGGCACTGCGACCGCCATTCGAAGTCTGAGGTTTTATTTTTTTATGAAATACACAACCCAAACCAGAGTAGAAAAGAATTATTGCATTATTGAAGTTTACAGAGACCACGAATGGTGGCTTACCTACGATTTTCATTTAGACAAATTGTATTACGACAACCAAGGTAGAAACATTTATTCAGACCTTGAATGCAAACATTGGGGAACGCCCGAAAACATCCAAGAAATTGACAATTCAATTTTGAAAAACTTATTATCGAGGAACCATGTCTAAAGATCCCGCATTCCTTTTTTATTCAAGTGACTTTTTAACGGGTACGATGTTTATGGACAACGACCAGGTAGGAAAGTTTATTCGATTGATGTGCGCCCAACATCAAAAAGGCAGGTTAACCGAAAAAGATATGTTAAAGATATGTGTCACACATGACGAAGATATATTTTCAAAGTTCGCCGTGGACGAGGCGGGTTTGTATTATAACGAAAGGTTGGAAGAAGAAGTAACCAAGCGAAAGGCGTATTCTGAATCAAGGCGTAATAACCGTAAAAAGAAAGAAGATATGAGTGACACATCTTTATCATATGTTCCACATATGGAAAATGAAAATGAAAATGAAGTTAAAGATGAAGTAAATAATAAACTTATAGTAAAAAATGAGTTTGAACAACTATGGGGTAATTACAAAAAAGGGGCAAGGAAGGTGGCGTGGGAAAGGTATGAAAAATTATCACAATCAGTTCGTTCCCAAATTGTAATTCATGCACCCCAGTTTGTGCAAAATCACATTGAAGCGGACAAGGAAGATTATTTGCCACATTTTTCAAGTTACATTTCAAAGGAAAGGTGGAACGATGAATTGCCGTATAAACCAAAATTGATTGAGCAACCAACACAACCAACACAAAAAAGATTTAACATTGCGGACTATGAATGACAATATCGAGGATTACATCTTGGGGCAATTATTGTATTACCCACAAGCCCAGGCACTTTTGCCACGCATCAAGCCCAATTGGTTTGATGGAATTTTACACAAACACATCGTAGAACAAATGATTGAAAAGTATTTTAACAACGATCCAATCGATTACATGAGTTTGTCCAAAGGGTTAACACGGGAACAAATAGCGTGGATGGTTCGCATTGGAAACGATGTTTATCACGCATTCAATGTGCCATCGTACTTACCCAAGTTGGAACAAAAGTTTTTGAAAAAACAATTCATCGAGGAAATTGAAAAGTTAGATTTTGCAACCGATTTGCCAAACTTGATTATTCAAGCCCAAAATGTAATTGACAACACACAGTTCACTACCATACACGACCCCGTATCAATCCACAAGGTGAGTGCTAAGGCATTGGACAACATAACCGAAGCCATTGCCCGTGGCGTGAGCATAACGGGTAAACCAACGGGGTGGAAATCATTGGATCGGATATTGGGTGGATGGAACGCGGGTGATTTAATCGTAATGGCTGCAAGACCAGGAATGGGAAAGACGGCATTGGCATTATCGCTTATTTATGAATTTGGCAAATTGGGTGGCAAAGGTTTGATTATCAGTTTGGAAATGAGTTCCGAGCAATTGGCAAAAAGATACTTTTCATTATTGACCGATATTGTGAATTGGAAGATAAGGAACGCCACATTGCGGGAACATGAAATAACCCAATTGTGTGAATCTGTCAACAAAAGCGATGTGGAGTTTTTTGTGGATGAGGAACCAAACGCATCAATCCAACAAATCAAATCAAAGGCAAAAATCCACAAAGCAAAACACGGGTTGGATTTATTGGTTATTGATTACATTCAGTTGATGAAGGGATCAAAGCAAAACCGCGAACAAGAAATTGCCGAGATATCACGGGGGTTGAAATTGTTGGCAAAGGAATTACAAATCACGGTTATCGTATTGGCCCAGTTATCACGGAAGCCAGAAGATAGGGCAGACAAACGCCCCATGTTAAGTGACATTCGGGAATCGGGTGCCATTGAACAAGATGCGGATGTGGTTATGTTTCCCTTCCGACCCGCTAAATATGAAGCAATGCAACCCGAAATCGAGGATGCGGAATTGATTATTGCCAAGAACCGACACGGGGAATGCAGTATCATCCCAACCACATACATCGGTAACCGCACTTTGTACAAAGAAAATATCGAACCAAAAATTTCATCACCTTTTGAATTTTGAAATTAAAATAGTATAATTGTATCGGCAAATATGAAAATGGATATCAAACAAACGGTGATTGACTTGCTAACGCAGTACACCGACTTCAAAGACAACGACCAACAATTGGTGGCGTGGTTCTGGAAACTTGAAATGGAAGCCCACGGCTATCCCGCATCAAACACCCCAACACAAACATTCTTCAAACTGATGGCATTTGGGAAACTAACATCCTCGGACACCATTACACGGGTTCGCCGATTGGTTCAAGAAGAAACACCCGAATTGCGTGGGAAGAAGTACAACGAACGCCAGGCGAAACAAGAACAAGTTAAAAAGGATTTAGGATATTGAAATGACAAACAATAAACAACAAACCGCAGTGGAGTGGTTGGTTGAAAAGTGTGCTTGTGCAGATTTGAGACCTGAACTTTGGGAGATTATTAAACAACAAGCCAAAGCAATGCACAAGGAGGAGATA